GGGGAAGCCTAAACGAGCACCCCACTGGCGTGGGCTGTGACCAGCTTCTCTGGATGGACTGGCGAGTCTTGACAGGACTAACGAATCCATAAGCTCGTAGCCAGACCAGTCAATACCCCACAGTTTAGACATAACTGGATAGTCAAAGCCTATGCCGTTGTGGGCTACAATCCTCTGTACGTCCAGCTCTGCTAACTGTGCCTTGAATGTCTCAGCATCGTACACAGTGTCAAACAGATTGGTAGCACAGCACCAGATCTTAGTAGGGTCAAGACCGTCAGTCTCAATGTCAAGTATTAGCGTTTTGTTTAATAAGTTCATGTATTGGTCTCAGCTCATTAATCGGTACGTTGTAACAGTCCGATTTTACCTTCCATCCATTAGAAGAGTCAACAGTTCCCTTCTCCATAAAGGTTGCTTTGTCAAAGTATTCAGCCTTTGGCAAGAAACCTAAGATCCATCCTACAGTCATGTCGTTACGTACCCTAGTGAATACGTAGAGGTCACACTTCTGTTTAGTATTTAAAGCAGTGATTGAACATTCATAGTCAAGCTTGGGTGGAAACCCTGTACGCTTTGACTTTACGTCAATCGTTATATCTCCTTCTAATATTATATCATAGTCATACGTGTTAGTCCACCCGCACATTTGACCTTGCTCCTGCAAATAGTCATGTACTAAACCTTCACCGACAAACCCTACAAGATTACCAGCACCGTTCGTTACTGAGTTCCTAAGGGTTCCCATCTCCATTGACTTCTCATGTGCCTTAGTCATGATGGGTGTTGTCACTACCCGCTCTATAATGTCATCGTAACTAGAAATCACCGTTTATAACCTCCGCTGGTTTGTTTGTCTCCAACATGCGACCAGTCACTTTGTCGTACTTCAAGTAACACGCTGGGCCGGTGAGACCCGTGTAGCGATTCTTGAGCACCCTGAGTGTGGTAGTGTTGCGTACCTCTTCGTCATCATTCTGCTGATCCCTCTCAAGACCCAGTACAATGTCCGACAACTGAGCGATGGCCTGTGACCCTCTGAGTTCAGACAATGAGATCTTGCCTCCGTCCTCATGAGCCTGACCGCTGCTGCGTTTTAGGTGGCTGACTAAGAACAGACCCACGCCTAACTCCTGAACTAAAGTCCTGAGTTTTGTCATGATTGCGTCTATGTTCTTACGCTCATCACCGCCTTCCTGACTGCTTACTACGATTGACAGGTGATCTAAAATGATCCACTTACAGTCCATAGCCTTAGCTAAGTATCGGATCTGTGACATCAAGGTGTCCTCACCCGTAGACCCCCAGTGATCCAGCATAAAGAATCTGTTAGACCCTAACGTGCTGTCCCAGTAAGGCTTGAAGCTGAGTGTGTCTGCGTCTTCGTCTAAGTGTAGTGGCTTGTTAGCCGCCATTGACATAAGCCCTAGCGTAGTGCGGGACAAAGACTCCTCTAAAGCCAATATGCCTATGTTGTCTTCAGTAGCGTTGAACAAGAAGTATTCAATCTCCTTGACAAGCTGAGACTTACCCATGCCACTGCCTGAGGTGATGGTGACAAGCTCAAAGGGTCTGACACCCTTGACAAGCTCGTTAAGACCTGACCACGGATACGGTATGGATTTAACCTTGCGTGAGTTAATGAGATGATCCCAAGTCTCAGAGCCAGCGACAATGCCGTCCGGTCTGTGTACTTTAGAGTCCCACCATGCCGCAGTGAAGTCTCGGATCTTGTTAGCCACAAGCATTTCGCTGGGGTCTTTCATGGGTAGCTTACAGATCTTCAGCTTGTTGGGGCTGAACAGAGCCTTAATGCTCTCTGTGGCTATCTCACCAGCTTTATCGTTATCAAAGCACAGCACGACATTCTCGTAACCCTCAAGAAACTCTAATTGCTCTTTGATCTCTTTGGATGCTGAGGCTGCACCAGTCCGTAGAGACACTACGTCCCACTTCCTGTCAAACATCTCGGACACTGACAAGCAGTCTAGCTCACCCTCAGTGATCGTTATGTACTTGCCTCTACCTCTACAAGTGTCCTGACCAAACAAGCCCATGTTGCTACCGTAGCTACCGTTAATGAGGAACTGTTTGTCCTTCACTATACGCACTTTGGTGCATACAACCTCGTTTGTGTTAGCGTCTTTGAAAGGGTAGTGATGCTTGGCTATCTCACCGTTCTGACCGTACTCTACGCGCACACCGTACTTCTGGCATGTGTCCTTAGACAGTCTCCTGTCTGGTATTGCTGCTATAATTCCTGTCATTTCCGTTACCACCACCTGTTTATAGGTTCCATTAGTAAATGAGGAAGGTTGTACCGCAGTGTCAGTGGCAGGTTCAAAGTAACCACAACCCGTGCTAAAACAATAAGCATGACCGTCTGAGTATCTGGCTAGATTGTTCCTGCTACTGCACTTTGGACACTCCTCATGCCTAGTAAACTTACTGTCGGACATGAGAAGCTACTCCTTAGAACTCGTCGGGGGTTGAACCGCCCTCAAAGTCCGCTAGTTTTAAGACCTTTACACGGTCAAGGTATGTTGACGTACCGTGTACGGGGTGAGGCTTGCCAAAGCTGTACACAATGCGTACATGAGAGCCTCGCGTAACGTCACCCTCAAAAGGGGAACCGTCTTCATTGAGGATTGGTACGTCGTACTGGCTAACAAACTTACGTTGTGCCGTCCCTTCGTAGTCCTTCAGCTTGACACCGTTGGTCTGTAAGACCTCTGCAATGTCCTCTGGCAAGCCTAAGGTCAAGGTGTACTTGCCCGTAGACTGTCCCTGCCAAACGTCATGCTCACGCAGTGATTGAAAGGCCACTGTACCTTCAGCAATGTATTTATTATTCATACAAACTCCATTAGTAGTTATCTTCAAAATCATAGTCCTGTTGGACATACTTAATTATACCATCTCCAGCGGTATAGTCAACCTCCTTTTCATCAAATAATTGTATTGTTTCAATGTCCGTCACCATACCGTCCATCTTCATTAAAGCTTCAACGGACGCTACAAGACAAGAACTACACAAGTCCGAGAAGTCTTTGGTGTTGGCGTCCTTGCGCTTCATCTCAGTTTCCGTCATCACGTTGTTACAAGCTCTGCATCTGCTCATGTTTATTTCTTCCCCGTCACGTACCAAAAGCGTTCTTCGTACATAGCGGACAAGGCGCTAGGGGACATTGATTCATACTTTTCTTGTAGGAAGTCCCGTAGCATAGAATGAGCCTCTGATATTCTCAAACAGTGTAGTTCATCGTAGGCTAATTCCAAAGCCATTTTTTTCATGTATTCGTTGGTCATATAACCCTCCATTGGATCTGTTATGTCTAATTCATCACCCATTATGTTATACCCTGTTAGTTAAACAAGACCAACTATAACTGATCGGTTCATGATTTACAAGCAGTTGGTCAATCTTTTCTGCAATTACTCTGCATTCGTACTGCGCGTCCTCTGAGAGCCTCTGGGTCACTATACGGGCAAAGGCTGCCAGAGACCCAGTCCAATACCACTCAGTCATCATGGACTGTGGTAGGACCATACGGGCCTGCTCAGGTGCTACTCCCTTCTCAAGCATGAATGAATAAAGGTCTTCGGCTTTGGTCATTAGGTCCCAGTAGGAATTATACAGCAAAGAATCATTGTCAAGTGTTTCATCAAGTGAACCTTGTTTCTTGTTTGGCGCACGTTTACGCCATGCCTCTGGGGCGTGAAACTCTGGTGCGAAGTCCACGTAACGCCTAGAAACCTCATTGACCACTAGACCTGTCTGGTGCTTGTGGAGCTGCCTAGTTATGAATACCGGAGCTTTGATACGTAACTGCACCTGTACGTGTGCAAAGGGTGTCCAGTGTCCGTGGGCTGCTAGGTATCGCACCAGCTTCTTGTCCCTACTGCCAAACTCTTCGGACTCACCGGCAAAAGATACTCTTGCAGCATTTACAACCGTAAGGTCTGAACCCATAACATCTAATAATTCTACTTTCATAAGTCAAAAACCGCCCCCGTTGATTCGTGTAGT